ATCGGCATTGTTATAATATGGCTTTATGAACTTGGTGTATATCTTAGGAATAAAGACGAATAAATTATGAAACCATTTCTTCATGGACGATTACACGCAAAAAAGTACGGTGGAACTGCCGACGATTATGCAGATATTGACGATTTTATTGATAGTAGCAAAATTGCATTTCCAGATATTCGCCACAGAGCATTATTACATTCGTCTTTCGGATGTTATATTGTTGAACAAATGTTCGGGAGAACTCGCATAAATTCTGCCGGAATAACATATTCACCAAGAGATGTTGCCGAAGATCATATTATTCAAGATTTAGGCTTTATACCTACGGTTGAAAAATACTTAAACAAAATGACACTCCAACCGTGGATGTCAGGAACTAACAAAACACTAGATAAGAAAACAAAATTTATTCCAATTGGAGATTAAAATGACACAATCACTAGACGCATTAATTCAAGATTTCATTTCGAGTCAAAGGGAATTTGAAAAACTAGCATACGAAAAACTAAAGGAAATTTTTGCTGAATATTGGGAGAAAAATCCCTCAGTAAAAGCTATTGTTTGGGCGCAATATGCTCATTATTTTAATGATGGAGATCCTTGTGTTTTTAGAGTAAATGATCCATATTTTACCAACGCTGAAGGAGACGATCTGGAATATCTTGGCGCTTATGAGTATGACGGTAATAATGAAGATGTCTGGTGTTCTTGGGGATATTCTAAAGGTGATATAGATCAAGAATCAGCCGAGGCTATTTCAAATGTACTGACCATGAATGCGATGGAATCTGTTATGGAATCCGCCTTTGGTTCAGATAGCAAAATTATCGCTACACGAGAAGGATTCCGCGTTGAAGATTACTCTGGGAATCACGATTGATTATGACTACATTTTCACCAGCAGAAATTGAGATTTTATTACACTGTTACACCTCTCCCGAAATACATCCAAGAATTGATAGTCCAGGTGTGAAATCGGGTTTAGCCAATTTGGAGATGTGTCTCCTTATTGAACCGCAAGTTTATATGTCAGGAATTGACACTACAAATTTGAGCACACATAGAACAACTGAACGTGGGGCCGCACATATTAAACAATTGTGTAGTCTACCTTTACCTAAACAAGTATGGGCCGATCAAAATGGAAGAGTTATTGAATGAAAAAATTTAGACTAACTGAAGACCACATTAAACTACTGAGAAACATGTATGTTGGGTGGGGTTATAGTGAAACTGGTGCTCCCGAAATTGATCCTAAACGACCTTATGGTAACAGTGATGTTAATGGTGACATTCATAAGATCTTAACGGGAGAGAACCTTTCGCCAGATAGTGATGTTGATTATGATGAGTTACACCGGCAAACCGAAACTGCACTGCAAATTGTTTTACGTGTTGGAAAGTTTGAGCCTGGCGTTTATGTCTGTGATACTTATCGAAGTAATTGGAGATTGGAGTCAAGAGAAAACCATAAAAGTGCAGAACATAGAGGCAGTGGTTTACTGTATTATTCAGAAAACCTTAATGCTGAAGAGCGTATTGCAGCTTGTATTGAGAACGAGTTATATCATGGAGGAAATCATATGGCGGCAGCAACTGCCATAGTTCGGGATATTAACCTTGGCTATATTAAAGTTTGATAAAACTAATCTTAGTAGTAAAACAACAAATTGCGCCCAACTAAACAAGATATTGATAACTTTTTAGAAGAGTATAATACTCAAGAAAAAGCAAGAAAATTTCTGCGTGAAGCTGGATTTATTGATGAAAATGGAAAGCCCACTAAACCTTATAGGAAAGAAAATGAAGAATAAAACAGTTACAATTTCAACTCATCCATTGCGATATGGCAATGAAAATGTAACAGAAGCATTTGAGACAAATAAAATCGGTTTTGAATTAGAAGTTAGAACCGAAACTTATAGACATAGTGATATTCTTGATTTGGAAACAGTTCTTAATTTGAAAAACCAAATTGAAAATGCTCTTAAAAGTTATGATGAATTTATGAACCGTTGTTTATGAAAACCAACTACACCTATACTTATTCAGAAGAAGACTTAAACGCTTAAGGATATAGTTAGAACGCCTTTTCTCTGGTGTGGACTTTTTAGAAGAAAACTTCTCGGTAGTTCTACCTTTCCAATTTAATCCAATACCTGGCTCGCTTTCAAGATGAATTACTACTATTTCCGGTAGTAATTCTCTTTTTTGTCTGGGCCATTTTTTGCAATGAATAACATCGGTTCGGTCGGCAAAACCATGTTTATTTGGGTACGTGAATACGTTCGATTTTAGAGGATTCCATAGTTGAAAGTAGCCAATAGGCTCATACCCGCCGTGGTGTGTCTTATATTCACACAGTCTTACACCAACCGGAAATTGTGTCAAATGCACAAATATCCAGGCATCTTGTATAGGTTTAGGTGAATTTTGAAACTCTTGCCATTCATCAAAACTCGGACACATTAATCTATCTGCTCCGTAAATCTTAGTGGAATCAAGAGGAAGATTTTCTAAAATAGATCTAGTCTGTGGTGGTAAATAAATATCGGCATCTAGATGTAGCACCCAACCGTTTTGATCTAAATGTCTGAGACCTTCGTTGATACCTCTTCCCTTGTTGAATGTATCTCCATTCTCATAAAAGGCATTGGTCTGAACACACATTACGTTATAGTATTCACAAAGTCTTTTGGTCTCTAGGTCTTCGAAATCGGTTACAACAACCAATTTGTCAAACTGATTTTTGGTGCTAGGTAAAGTATGAGCTAAAAAATCTGAATAGTTTACGCAAACTATAACTGCTTCTAATTTCATTGTAATATCCAATCCTACAAAATTATTTATGAATCTTAGACAATTAATACAGAACAATTGGGAAGGACGGGCATTTGTAAAAATTGCCGCCAATAAAGAGTACAGAAAGGAGATTGAAGATAAGACTTCTTTTTTAGATTCTTATTATGAATGTCTAAAACTAAAGCAGAGAGCTTATGTTTTGTTGAATGACCTATCAGAAGAACAACTGCCTTATTGTAAATGCGGGTGTGGCAGAAGAGCTAGTATTAATAGATTGGCAGAAAAAGGGTTTAGTGATTATTTTAATGAGGAATGTCATAGAAGAGCCTCCAAGATTTCTGATGATGCTCTGGCGAAACTTTCCGATAGAGAATGGTTATTTGAGCAGAGAATAGTTCTTAAGAAGGCCATTGAGACTATTGGTGAAGAATTGGGTGTGTCATATGTTCCCGTAAAAAGGTGGCTCAAGATTCATAATATTGATAATCTGGTTGATGCAAGAAGAAGAAATGCGGCTGCTACCGAAATCTTTAATGATAAAGAAAAACTTGAGAATCTATACAACTCTGGACTGACTTGCGGGGCTATTGCCGAGAGTCTTAATAGCTCTAAGGGGGCCGTTTCAAGATGGCTTGTGTATCACGGTATTGAAAGAAGAGCGCCAAACTCTTATGAAAGAACCATTAATAAAGTCAGTGGCGAAGAGAGGGAACTTATTGATTTTATTGAAGAAATATACTCAGATGAGATTTTGACTTCTAATCGTTCGGTTCTTAACGGACGAGAACTTGATGTTTATTTGCCGAAACATAATCTGGCCATTGAATATGACGGGCTTTATAGTCATTCTTATAAACCTTGGGCTGAAAGTGAAAGTTTAATTAAAGGACCGAACTATCATTTATCAAAAACTCTTGATTGCGAAAAACGGGGTATTCAGTTGATTCACGTTTTTAGTGATGAATGGAACTATAGGCAGAATATCGTTAAGTCAATTCTTAAAAGTAAGCTAGGTATTAACGAAAAAATTTATGCCCGTAAATGTAATGTTGTTGATGTAGATATTGATAGTAAGAATAAGTTTCTGAATGATAATCACATTCAAGGCGAAGATAAGTCTGGAATTAAACTTGGCCTAGAATATGATGGCAATTTAGTATGTTTAATGACCTTCAATAAGTCTAGATTTAATAAGAATTATGAGTGGGAATTAGTGAGATTTTGTAATGCTGGTGGTCTTAATGTTGTTGGTGGATTTAGTAAATTGCTGTCTTATTTTAGGCATGAGTATTCGGGATCTATTGTTTCTTATGCTGATAGGCGATACTCTAACGGGAATGTTTATTTTAAGAACGGGTTTGAGTTGAAACGTGTTAATAAACCTGGGTATTATTACGTTGATAAAAATTATTTGGTTCGTCATAATCGCATGAAGTTCCAGAAGAAACTTATTGGTGCTTATGATTGTACCGAATATGAAAAAGCCCGAGAGATGGGTTTTAATAAGATATTTGATTGTGGTAGTTTGTGTTTTGGGTTGAATTATGTTTCAGAAAAATGATGAACGTGTTTATGATGTTAGATCGGACTATTACGTCTACCATCTTATTAATCCATTAAGTTGGTCTCCTTTTTATATTGGAAAGGGTAAAAAATGGAGGTGCTATCAACATCTTAGCGCCAGGAACAATTATTCACACAATAAGCGGCTTGGTGGATATATTAGGAATCTTAGAGCTGCTGGAATTGAGCCCGTTGTTATTAAGATATGTGAGGGAATGAATGAAGAAGCTGCTTATATTTTAGAAGAGCAAGAAATTCTTAAATATGGCCGCAAAGGATTTGATGAATGTGGCATTCTTATGAATATTTTTATTGCCAATAGGCCAGAGAAAAGAATTGGAAGTGATAATGGATTTTATGGTAAAACTCATAGTGATGAAACAAAGAGAAAGATAAGCGTGGGTAATACTGGAAAAGTTCGCTCGCCAGAAACTAGAAAAAAGATGAGTATCTCACATATGGGTAAACCAAAATCAGATGAACATAAAAGAAAAATAGGAGATAAATCAAGAGGGCGAATACCAAAAGAAGAAACTAAACAGAAACTTAGAGAGTATAACTTAAGAGAAGATGTATTAAAAAGAAATATTGAATCAAAACAAAAAGAATGGATTGTTATAAATCCTGATGGTGTTGAAGAGTTTGTTGTAAATTTATCTGATTATTGTTTAGAAAATGGATTAAGTAGAAGTAAGATGTATTCGGTTGCTTCTGGTAACAGGAAACACCATAAGAAGTATAAATGTAGAAAAGCTGATAGCCAATAAAAAAGAGGGTCATCAGGACCCTCTTATGATAAATGTCAGCGTTTGCTCACATTAAGTTGGCCACGCGGGCGCGGCGGTAGTAACGATTGGAGTTAATCTGTAGTCTACCTAGACCTTGTTCAGTACCTTCAGCAAAGGGATTAGCGACCAAACCGTAGCGAGTCTTAAACCCGATACGAGGAGTAAATGTGTCCTGACCTACGGCACGAACCATTTGTAGCGGCACATATGGCGCATAGAACAAGCCAGCGTCAAATGGACTAGATCCCTTATAACCTACCACATAATATTGATCTGCGCTAACGCTAGCTGAATAGGGATCAATATAAACGCGCCATTTACCCATAAGAACGCCAGCAAAGGTATTGCCGGTATCATCAACATTAAGGTTAGCATTAAGAGCGGGAGTATAGTCAAGTACACCAGCCATAGTAAGCGCAGAGGCTACGTCGGCAGAGCACATGATAACATTACCCTTTCCGCGACGAGTACGTTGAGCAATAGCATTGGCATCGCGCTCAATTTGGAACAGAAGACCCTTGAACTTCTCAACAGACCAACGACCATTGGAATCAACATCAAGGTCAAAGATACCAGGAGTAGCAACGTTTACGGCAGCACCCTGTTCGGCAACCTTATAGATTGTACGAATAACTTCGCGGTTGATTTCAGTTAGAATTTCAGTAGAGAGAATGTTGGCAAGTTCAGCTTCGGCACTAGCACCGTGAATGGCCTTAAGATCTTGAGCAAGTTCAAGAGTGTATTCAGCCTTCAGGGCACGGCTCTTGGCCTCAACAAGAACCTTCTCAATGGAGAAGCTCATTTCGTTGAATTGGTCGCCAGCAGCATAACCAAGGGCTTCTGCATCACCAGTACGCATACCTTGACCGACTTGATAGGCGGTAGAAGATGCAGTACCAACGGGATTCAACAGGCCAGGGTTAAAGCCAGCATTGTTGCTATTGGTTGTACCCATACCAACTGCAGCATTAGTAAACCCGGCATTAACATTGAAGCCGCTATCTTGGCCAGAGAAAGTGGTATCTACTTCGTTGTAGAATGTTTCGGTGCCGAATTGATCTTTATAGCGTGAGCGCATTGCAAAGATTAGGCCGGTAGGACCGGTCATCGGTTGAACGCCAGCTAGATCATATGCGACCAGATTAGGCATTGACCGACGAATCAGTGAGATAAGTACAGGGTCAAAACCAGCAACAGGGCCGGCTGCATTAGCACTACCACTAAAACCACCAGTAGCACCAGCGGCATTACCGTAGGTTGTTTCAAATAGAGTACCATTTGAAAAGCTTTGATCTTCGCGGAGAGAAATTTCTTGATTTTCTAGAAGTTGAGCAGTAACCTTTTTGCGGTGAGAATCCTTGATAGGATCTAGACCGTCATAGTTAAGAAGAGGAGCCCACTTTTCCAGCAATTGTTCTTGATTCAACATTTGCATTTGATTTTTACCTTTTTGTAGTTTTGAATTTGAGTAATATTAAAATCAGATTTTGGAGAACATATTAGCAACCTTAAGATAGCCTTCCATAGAATTAGAGACTGGCTCTTGATATTCGTAGGCTTCTGACAGATCGGTTACAGTGCTCCTGGTTGCTCTATGAGTTGGGAAATAAGATTCCCTAAGAGTTTCCAACTTATCCCTATAAGTTTGTTCACCTTCAAACTCAACACTTTCAGCAAGTGTGGCGAGCTTCTCCTTCTGAGTGACGGCTAATCCTTCAGAAACATCATCAAGAATTCTATCTGCAACAGACTCAGAGAGTCTTTGGTTTAGACGAACATTCTTTTCAATTTGCTCGTTGAGTTTTTCTTCCATTTCATCTAGTTTTTCTACCATTCCTTCCAGAACGTCATACTTTTCTTCAGGCATTTCCACATAATGTTGTTCACAAAGTCCCTTAAGACCTTCTAAGAAAGATTCGGTTACTTTAACCTTGATACCGGTCTCCACTTGAAGACGGTTTTCCTCTAGCCATTCTTCTGATACATAATCCAGATAAGCATCTACTCTTTCTTCAAGTTCTTCCTTGATTGCTTGTACTTCTTCCTTAAGAGCGATTTCATACTTGACTTCAAGAGCTTCTTTGAGTTGATTTGCTCTAGTCTTAAGAGCAGCCTCAAAAATAGTGCGAGCTTTTTCTTGGAACTCTTCAGAAAGTTCTTCACCTTCCATAAGAGCATTTACATCTTCATCTACATTGAAGTCTTCAACATAGATTTCTTCTTCTAGCTCATCTTCTACTTCTTCATCTTCTAGCTCTTCGCCCTCTAGTTCCTCATCTTCTAGAACTTCTTCGTCTTCATCATCTAGAGATTCTTTAACCGCACCGGATGTCAACTTGGGCATGGATTCGGCAGACTTTGCCTTGCGGTTGACTACATCCTTTACTACAGAAAGGCGAGCGGATGGATCCTTAAGTTTTGCTGAATCATCATCATTCTTATAGTTTTCAGGAGTAGGACCGCCCAAGTCTTCCCAACCTACAGTTTGACCAGGAGGAATATTGCCAGACAACTTTTGCATTGGTTCAGCGGGCTTAGCACCACTATTCACTGCAGTTTTTGATTGAGAATTCTTGGCATCCATATTG